TCAAGCCGTTTTGTTATGGCCATTGTTCAGCTCCTTTACGCCGTTCTGTAACACACATTAAATATGAACTGGTCGCCGGCAGAGATTTCGCTCGCCTGGAGCGAGCCCCATCCGGAAGATCTCTGGCAAAAAATTGAAACTTCGGCATCAGACCCAAGCACCAGGCATGTTATGGAGTCAACACCGGTGGGCAGCGCCTGTCCTGCGGCAGCGCTCCCCAGGCTGTAATGCGACCCCTCGCCGGTCATGAGTCGTACAAAAGGAAGGGCAAAGACAACCTTCCCGCTTGCGCCAGACTTGGAGGCAATGGCGATCTTTCCACCGACCCGCACAAAATCACCGAAAAGCTCCCAGGAAATTGCGTTGTTATTCGGGTCCAATGAGATTGTCCCGCCTCCATGTGCCGTGGCCGTTGTATGTAAAACCCCGACATCTTTCGACTCTATATAGTTTTCGGCATCCGTGCCGCCGAGGTAGATGCCGCCATCAAAAGCGACGTCTCCACCGTCCTGCACCGTCATGCCGTTACCGCCATCGTCAGTAAGCTGCAAACCATCAGAATCCCTCGCCTTAACCTGATCCGTGGCTATATAATTTCCATCGCCCTGAGTTATGTTGCTGCCTTCTACCGCCGCCACTGCCTCACTGTCCGTATAACGGGAGTGGTGATCGGAGGCGCCCACACCAGATAGAGAGCCATGGGAGATTGTACCGCCATCTCCGCCTGAATGATCATGGCTGTCGCCATTTGTCACGCCTTTAGATGCAGGAGCGAACGCTGAGGCATGCTGCCCATCCACGGTATCGGCATCGCCCGTAATATCGACACTTAGGGAAGCCTCGGCGTTGACCGCTGACACGGCCTCGCTATCCGTATACCGTGAATGATGGTCGTCCGTCCCTACATCAGAGAGTTGGGCATGAGTGACGTAGACGTACTCCAGCACCCAAGCGCCGGTGCCGCTGCTATTATCATCGGGGATAATGATATCTGGAGACGACTCAGCACCTGCTTCGGACTCGTCATAGATGTAGAAATAAATGCCGGTGCCTTTGACGAACACCAAGGCTGGCTTCCCGTTCTCGCAGCTCGCAACCGGGTACGCGTCCAGGTCCCCGGCTGCGCCGCCGGTAAGCCCTGTGCGGGCTATAACGTCTTTACTCATATCTTTCCCCCATCAACCATAAGCCTGGCCAAGAGCCGCACTGCTGCATCCAGATCCTCCCGGCTCATCTCTTTCTGTTCGGTTTTTTCGGCAAGTTCGGCAAGGGCCGCGATCCGCTCCGCACGCGATAATCTATGCTGCTCCCGCCCCTTTGGTGCCGGGGCGGGCCGGATGTCTGCGATGGTTTCGGCGTAGCCGGTTCTCTTTCCGTCCTTGTCCTGGACAGGGGTTAATTCCTGCTCCGTCCAGACAATGTCGAACAGCTCGGGCTTTCCGCCCCACTTGCCGGTTTCGCCCTCGATGACGTTGCCGCGACGCACGGCGTTTTTGACTACTCGGAATATCGTGCCGTCTTTTTTGCAGATTACGCAGTTCATGCCGCCTGGAATCCTATGTTGTTGCCGGTGCCGCCATTGGTATCATCGATATTCGTGCCGCAGTTAATCGTGATATTGCCATCTCCGTAATTGTCGTCGCTTTGCCCGCTTAGATATATCCCGACCTCATCTGCCGTATTATTAACTAAATCAATGACGTTGTTCGATACATTGTTTCTGCTACTATGCTGGGCTGATTCGTTCATACCTAAATCAATTCCCTTCACACCACTGGCTGACGATGCATCGCACGTAATAGTATTCGTGCTAATGCTCGCCTGATTCGTTCCTACCACTACAATCGCACTGCAGTAGCCCGTTATATCAGTGTCCATAGAAATAGTATTGTTTGCTATCTGGCCTTCACTAATGCTTATAGTTGTAAAAATTGCTTTGGCATTATCAGAGCCGTTTCGAGTGTTTCCAACCGTTATTTTATTATTGATGATTTTAGAATCAATTCCAGATATTTGTATTGCGCACAGATCGTCGCCAGAGGCAGAGTCGTTTTTAGCAACAATCTCGTTATCTGAAATTAAAGAGCTGGGAAAAGACGGAAAGGATTCCCCGGGTGCTAAAAGCCCCCCTGATGATGAATCGAAAACTCCAAAATAGACAAACTCATAGACTTTATTAAGGGTAAAAAGAAACGAAGATAAGTCGTCGACTTCTGCAGAGGCTCGTGTTTGAGCGTAAAACGTACTGCCTGTGACCGTTGTTGCGCCCAATCCTTCTGTATATGCGCCCCGCTTTCCGCCGTCGAAATAGCAATCAAATATATTTACTGTCCCATTGCCATCCCCACTTACATAGATCCCGGTATCTCCGTTGCTATTAATCGAGCCATCGTCCCATAGATCAACCTTACAGTTGCTAAGGTTCAGCTTCCATGCCCCCTCCTCCATGCGTATCATGTCATAGCCGGTGCTGGTGCTCTGTGACTCAATGGCAAAGTTCTCGAATGAGTAGACGTTCGAAACAGAGTCCGTCCGCTCAAAAAGACGGGCGTTTACGGGGGATTCAAGAATCACCCCGTCCCTGCTCTCGCCCCGGATCGTCAGGTTCACGTCCGGGATCGTGATGGTATTGTCGTGGCTGTATCTGCCGTTTTTGATGAATATCGCCGCCCGACCGCCGCTGATCGAGTTGATGGCATCGGGCAGGTTGTTGTACTCCCCTCCGTATACATCCGGCGAGACGACTATATAAGAGCCGGTAAACTCGGGATCTCGTATCCAGTACTTGCGGGTATCGTCCTCCTCGACAGTAAGGATTGAAACTGATATGTCGGCGTAGAGGCTCAAATCATGGCCGAAGCGCTCGCAGTCGAGCCCTACCTCCATGTCCTCCGTGATGTGGACGGAGCGGACCACGGCGTGGTAGCTGGTGTCCGCATCATAGTCGGCCCCCGAGACCTCTACCACGTCGCCGGGGTTGCGAAGGATCTGGGTAAGCCGCGCCTCGACGGAGACCTCCGCCTTTTTGTCGATCGACCGCTCAAGCCAGAGAATGCCAAGCTTCTGCGCCTCCTGGGAGTCCCAAACGAACGAGAGGTCCAGGGTGTCGCCGGTCGGATTGGTTGATGAGGACCCATCCAAGGCTACCTTGTACTTGTAGGATAGGGCCTGCGGCGCACCGTCCTTCGGAAACTTGATGTAGCCCCCGTCATACGGCTCCTTGTTGAGCACCGGGCTGTACTCGAACTGATCCTCGAACACTTCAGAGGTGTCGATCTTCGCCTTTGGCGTGTTGAGAAGGGTCCGTACCTGCCGGTGTCCGGTCTCGTCGATCACAAGAGCGGCATTGGCGGCCAGCAGAATCTCGGAGGCCCACTCGTATTTCCGGCGGCGCTCGGTGAACGCGCCGTTAAACGATACGGAGAGATCATACGGCCCGGGATCAACCGTTATAGACGATCCGGAAAATACCAGGTCGGACAAAATCTCCGCCGGGTTGGTCAGATCCGCCGTGTCTGCCCGGCTGTACTTTGCAAAAATAGGGGCAAACCGGTCGCCGTCCCGGAACAAACCATTGCTATCTACTGTGCCATCATTGTCCGCATCGTGAATGATCGCCTGGAAAACCTTATAGCCGTCCTGTGTCTCCTGGGAGAACGTATAGTCCGCAGACTCCCACACGGTTCTCGGCCACCCCTCGGGCGCCCGGACCTGGGAGATGGTGTAGGTAGATGTGTCCTCGCCAAGCACATAGTAGCGAAGGCCCTGTGTGATGGTAACGGAATCGCCGGCAGCCTCCGTGGTAATTGTGTCGTTTGACGAGAGGACGATCTCGCTGGCTGATACGGAAATTGGAATGTAGGTGCCGTTATTGTCCGAGCCTCCAGAGGTTACAATGGAGTTTGTGTTCTTGAATATGCCCAGACCGGAGCCGGAGTCGCTGATTGTGTTCGTGTCTGCATTAAACGAGATGGTAGAGGCGGTCAGGCTCTTTGCGCCGGAAACATAGACGGACGGGAGCGGAATGTATGCGGTCCCGAACGAAACCGGCATGCAGTAGCCCAGTTTTGAGTCCCCGGTCGAAGACCAGATATCATCCACCAACGGCTGGTTCGGATAAAATTTCTCCAGCTCGTGATAAACGAAGCTGTCCTGCAGCGTAAGATGGAGCACGTCATAGACGCGGATCGCGGAAAGGACCGTCATCAAAAACGTGCGCACCACCCCGGCTGCAGAACCGTCATCCACCCAGGCATGGATCTTCACGTCAAGGCCCGCAAAGTCAGCGGATGCATAGCTTCCGTCCGGATCCCAGACCTCGATAGTAAGATCCTTCACCACCTGGATCCGGTCCGCACCGTTGTAGCCCCCGGCGATCTCCACGCCGTCAAAGCTCTCCGGATCGACTTTTGCCTCGTAGCTTTCCCCGTCGCAGGTCACGGCCTGGGTGGACCACAGGTAGGAGCCGTCGTCAAAGTCAAACAGCCAAAGGCAGAGTGGAGTCGATACGGACAGGTCAATCGCCTGGTCCCAGCCAATCTCGGCGGTGTCCTCCCATCCGATTGTGGCCGTATCTTCGTATCTTGGATGGACTGTTGCCATTATGATTTATACCCCACGACCAGGAGCTTTATTTCAGATATCGCCCGAAGATAGCTGACAGAGCGCGAGATCTCGGACCAGAAGCGGACAATATAAGTATTTCCGTCTGTCGGATGCGGGAATTCGAACGAGCGCCGGCTGCCGTATGCCTTGCTTGTGTCACAGTAAAAGTCGATGATGGTGTTCGCGTTTGCCTCGGAAAGAACCGGCCACTGGAGCTTCATGATAAAGATAGGGGTGGCGGATTTCGTGACCACCACGGGCGTGCCGTCATCAAGCCGTTTCCGCTTCTGGTTGAACCGGCCCTGCTCGATCATCACCTTCTGGGGCTTCACATCGAGCTGCGTTGCCGTATAGTCAGCGGTGGCAGCCGAGAGGTATTGCGCTAGATCCCCTGCAGCCATTTACGCGGCCCTCTTAGACTTGTTGATCATTTTTTGAAACTCTCCGTCATATTTTGCCCGGTCAAGCAGCACCCGAAGAAGCCTCTTTCCGTCCACATTCACGCTCAGCTCTTTTCCGGAGTCAGATTCAAGCACGGAGAGGATCGCGGCCAGAAGCTCCTTTACCTCCCCCATCTCGCTGTCGGGGGTGATGTGCTCTTTGCCATGAAATTGCATGGGCATGTAAAACCCGGACTCCGGGCCGGAAACGGTCGCCCCGTGCTGGGCGCCGAGCCAGTATTTGTTGATGTCGGTTCCGGGATAAAGCGCGTTTTTCCAGTACTCCCGAAGCTGCGGATTGTCTTGTGCCAGGCTCCAGAGCATCTCCGGTGTGATCTCGTCCGGGGAGGCGAACTTGAACCTGTCGATCAGGCTGCCGCCCTCTCCTCGGAAAATTGCCTGCCACCCGCCGCCAACTGCTTTAGAGATGTCCATTCCCGAGCCTTGCCCGAGAAACCCCTTCAACACCTCAAAACCGGACGGGTCCTCCCGCCAGTTTTCAATGGCCGTTCCCATGCCGCTCTGAAAATCAGATAACCATTTCGACATATTCCAGTTTTCGGCCCATGGCTTGTCTCCACTGGTGCCGATCGCCTCCTCCAGGGCCTTTGTGAACGCATCGGCCATGGTTGTGACTGTCTCGCGCGTGTTCTCGCGGATATACTCCAACCTGTCGTTTGATATAGCAAGCTCTGCGTATAGGTCGGACAGGGTCTTGCCGCCCGTAATCCCATTCTCCACGGTTTCAAGGTCTTCGATCACAGAACCGGCAACCCCCGCGTAGTCACCGCCGTAGCTTTGCGCAAACTCCAAATATTTCCGGGCGAACTGGGTGAAGTTTTCCACCTCGCGGGCGCCTCCACCCTGGGCCTCTTCGAGCAGCTGCTGGTAGCGGTTTTCGAAAAAGGCCATACTGGTGACCGGCGCAAGATCCCCGCCGCCGCGGATGTTTGTCAGTAGGCCCTGGATGGACTCGACCGCCTGAATCTGCTCGTTTAAAGCGTCTATCTGCCTGCGCATGGCATCTGCCGCCCGCTCGGATGCGCTTGCCGCATCCTCTGCGGAGGCCCCCATGCCGTCCAGGGCATCATCAAGCATGGACACGTTTTCAAGCAGCTCCTCGGTGGTGATGCCAAACTTTGTTGCTTTTGCCCGCAGCTCCTCCGGGCTCGCCTGGGACGCCCAGTCGATCCCCCTCCGAATCTCCGCCTGGCCCGGAATTCCGCCGTATTTTGAATACCAGCCAAAGTCGAGCGCAATCTGCTGCAGCTGAAACTGCCCGGAGCGCCCCGCGATCTGGGCCTGCCGCTGCCGGATCTCCATCGCGGAAAGAGCGTCCGCAAACTCGCCAACCGCCCGGGCAGAGTCATTTGCCGCCCGGGCCGTGTCCTCGTAGTTTTTGCGCAGCCACTCCTCCGCCTCTGCCCGCTGTTCAGACAGGCGGTTCAGCTGCTCCTGTGATGCGTTGTTTTCCAGCAACTGCTCGCGATACCGGTCAAACCGCTCGTTCATCTCATATACGGCCTGCTCCAGGGGAGAGATCTCGCCTTGGAGATCCGCTAGCCAACGGGCGGACTCCTGCAGCACGTTACGAGCAGCCTGGTTAAAGTGTTCTTCTATAGCAATTCCAAGCCGTTCGGCGTTCTCAATCGCCTCCTCGTACATACTGATGATCTGGGGATCTATGCCCGGGACCTGGCGCAGGCGATCGAGCTCTTCACGAAGGCTTCCGAACTGCTGGTTAAACTCCATCATGGCCCGGTCCGCCTCGGTCACATCCGACTGCCAGGTGCTGATACGGCTTGCCCAGGAGCCGAGCGGCCCGAGCGAATCCTGCATGGACGAGGCTGTTTTCGCTGCCGCATTCTCGATTTCCGCGAACATGCTCCGCATCTCTGCGGCCACGGTCCGGGCCACCTCCCGGTTTCTTTCCAAATCCGCGCCCTCTGTAAACTCGGCAATAATATCTGCCATGTCCTCTGCGGCCAGGCCGCCCGCCTCCGAGACCTCCCGGATGAACTCCTCCACGTTTCCGGCGACAACTTCCTGCATCATGGAATAGAACTTATCTATTTCCATGGACTGCAAGAGCTGGTTCATTATATTCTGAGTCTGCACGCCGCCTGTGCTCTTTCGCCATTCCGGGAATTGCACGGACCCGCCCCCGGCAGTAGGCCCCACCCCAACAGGCAGCGCAAAATTCTCGAACAGGCTCCGATCCCGCATCACGGATTCTGCGGACAGCGGCCCGCGAAGCCCTCGCCGAATGCTCGCCTGGGTCCACCGGCCCTCACCGCTAAGGATCGCCTGGGTATTTGCGCGAAGCTCCTCTGTGTTCTTTGCAAGCTCTGCCTGCATCTTCCGCAGCTCTTTTCCCAGGAGCTCACCGTAGGAGGGGCCGTTGTCGCCCAGGGCGCCGGAAAGCAGGGAGAGGCCAGCAGCGCCGGCAGCGACGGCTATATTTCCAGTGGAGAGGCCGCCCTGTAGCCCCGCCATAAGGCTTTCCACTATCCCGCCTCCCCCGCTTTGGCTTTTGGCAAATCCGCCAGTAAAACCGCCCACGATGGCGTTTGCGGCTGTGTCGGCCAAAGACCCGGCAAGACCGTCGAGGATGTTTTCTATGTTGTCGAGATCGCCCTGGAGGGCAACAGATAGGAGGTTGGACCAGGAATCCTGGATATTGCGGGCGGCTTGGTCAAAGACAGTTTCCACCTCTTCTGCCGCTTCACCTGCCCTGTCCTCCAGCGCCTGCATTTCCTTAGAATAGTCATATGTTCGCCCGATGCCCTCCGGTGCGTTGTAGCCAGCCTTGAAGAAGTACTTGTTGAAGGTTTCGCCAAATTTTTCCGTTTCTTCGCCAGCCCTCTTGGCTGTGACGGTAATTTTCTCGAGCGCAAAAGACTGCTCTTCCACCTCTTTCGTGCTGGCCTTAATCGCCTCGCGCATCTCCCGACCGACAAATTTTCCCTCAAGAGTGTCAATAAGGTCTTGCTTGGCCTGCTCGATTGCCCCATTGACAACGGTCAACTCGTCATAAATTGCGTCGCCGAGACCGGTGAATCCGATGTTGCCAAGGTCAGGCAGCGCTGGAACCTTGTTGTATAGGTCGATGAGTTTGTTGATCGCAAGGATGGGGCCGTTTATAATCCCATCCGCCAGCACCAGCATTTCCCGCTCGATCTCAAGGGCGATCAACGCCACTGTTTTTCCAGCCAAGCGGAAGGTCCGGCCAATGCCTTGGAAGACATCGAGCACCCACGTGCCGGCTATAGCCAAGTTTTGAATGTGTTCGGGAAGGTTTTGGGCAATCAGGTCCTCGTTGTCTTCAACAAAATTGTCCATGCCTGTTGCAAGATTCTGCATGGCCGTGGCCACGGCTTCCGTAAAGCCGGCATCGGCAAAGGCTACCTGCAGGTCTTCCCATGACTCATTCAGCTTATTGGCCGCCCGTACGGAGTCAGCCACCTCGCCGGAAAATTCTTTCTGGAGCTGATCGGCCAGCTTGGGAAGCAAATCATCGGCAAGCACCTCTCCGTTTTCAAGCGCCTTTGATAGCTCCTGCGTGGTCATATTCATGGAACGGGCAGCAATCTGGAAAGCACCGGGCAACCTTTCCCCCAACTGGCCCCGGAGTTCCTCGGCTTGCACATTTCCTTTAGATATCATCTGCGAAAGAGCATTAAGGGCGCCGCCGGTCTCGTCTGCGGAAAGCCCAAGCGTTGCCGAAGCCTGAACTATTCCCTGGAAAATTTCTCGCGTCTGTTGCCCTTCCAGGTTCGTTCCCTTGGCGGCAGCGGCTATTTTCTGGTACGGATCAATGAGGGCATAGAAGTTTTGGCCGAGGTCATCCGCAACGTCCCGCAAAAAGGCAAATTCTTCACGAGTGCCCTTCGCGCTGCCGGTGATCTGCTCAAAGGCCTTTCTGGTGGCATCAATATTGCGGCCAGCTTCGAAAATCTGCTTCCCCATGTAGCCTATACCAAGGCCTGCAATGGCCCCCTGCAAACTCATCACGGCGCCTGTCATCCGGCCAAAACCGGCATTAAAAGAGTGGCGAACGCGATCAATGTCGCGCTCCAGCCCTTTCGCGCCCCGGCCTATGCTGTCGAAGGCCCTGTTCGCCTCCCTGGCGGCCTGGGTAGTCTGACTGGCGTCAACTGCGATCCGGATACCTGGCATTATGCGAAAGTCCTTGACGTTTTGAGGGCGTACGGATAGTTTCCTCTACAAAGGAGGTGCGCATGGGAAATCAGCCGGTTCAAATTGAAAAAACAGGCAAAAGGTACAAAGCCACGCAGCTTGCGGGGGCAGTTCTTGCGGGCGTCGGGGTTGCCGTTCTTGCAAACATCCACTTTCCGACTGGTGGCGCCATAATGCTTGCGGGAGTAGTTTTGCTGTTTTATGGTGTAGTTGGTGCTTGGTGGAGCCACGGCTAATCCTTTTTGTTTACGCTCTCTCGAATTGCGGGCAGCAAGCCATCCTCAATTTTTTGAACCTTTTGCAGGTCCCTCTCGGTCCCGCCATAGGCCGAAAGAATGTTGATGGCGGCCACAATGCTGATCGGCATCACTCCGCCAAAAGAGGCGGGACGCTCGTATTTATGGCACATAGTCCAAACTTTCCACGCGAGCTCGTTTGCCGGGTGACGATACGACGGCCGCCCGCACTCATTGCAGGGCGGCTCGTCGCCTGCTTCCTCATATGCGATTCGGCACTCTTCACAGCCTAAACCTCCGGCTCGTAAGGCTCGCTCCCACTCGATAACTTTCCCAGGTTGTCATTTTCCTCCTCTTCAACCTCAGCCATTTTCTGATCGAACTTGAGAAGGATTAAAGACGCCCATCCGTAATTGAGCTCCGCGAATCTGTCCCGCTGATCGTCTGAATAAGGGACGTCTTTTCCGTGAACATCCTTGACGTCCTCCCAGTCCTCCACGACCCGCTTAAACTTCTCTGCTGTTGCCTTTCTTTCGCTTTCCGGGTCCAGTCGGCCGCCGCCCGTGTACTTTAGAAGCCTTTTGTCGATCTTGGCGTTTTCGGTGGCAGTGAGCGGGCAGCCCTTGAACTTGGACCCGCTTACGTCGATCCAGAAACTTTGGTCTTTCTCTGTAGAAATAATCAGGCTCATTATTCTCCTTCCCCGTCTATGTTGCCCCGGCCCGTTGTGATTCGCTGCGGCAGGGCGCCGGGGATCGCCTTTTCACCGCCATGGCGATTATCCGCAGCGAAAATGTTAGGTAAATGTGGCGGACATCGAGTCTTCCCCAGAAGACCCAAGACCCTTGCAGCTGATGTTGAGCATCACGGCCGGTGCCTGGGGGTTTACCTGCGGAACCGAAAGCGATGTATAGGGCAGGGCCAACGCTAGCTGGTAGCCCTCCGTGTCGCCAAAGTTGACTGTCATTGCAACTGTGCTGTCGTTGTAGGCGTCGTAGAAGTACGGCACATCAGCTTTCCGAAAATAGACGCCGACAGAGGCTTCGAGGCTTCGCAGAGCTTCGATGTACCCTTCCGGGCAATCTGTAATTTCATCCACAAACGCTACCGGATCATTCAGGGTAAGGCTCAAGGAGTTGATCGCCTTGCTCGATTCGGACCCGAAATCAATGGTCGTGTCGCGACTTTCGACCGGAGAGCCGACAGTAGTAGTGGAGGGCAGAAAACCCTTGAGAGTCGCGCCGTCGGCCCAGCCGCCAGCCGGAACCGCAGGGGAGATGGTTATGGTCTCGGTCGATACGTCAACCGCAGTCACTTCATATCCCTCTCCGCTGTTGTCATCCTCGTCCGTTGTGTTCTCGATCCGTGCGCCAACGGAAAAGGCCTTGGCGTCGGCCACGGTAATTGCTGTGTCGCTCTCTGACGCGGCACCGTCCGCCGTGGTCTCTCCCGCCCATCCCATCCACATAAACCGGCCGGACCAGTCAAGTCCTACTCCGCCGTTTCTGTTCAGCGCCAAGCCAAGCTGCTCGACAACACAGCCCTTAGCGAAAAAGATGGTATGATCCTTCTTCACCCAAAGGCTAAAACTGTCCTTGTTCTTCGCCTGGGCATAGACAACCGAAGTGCCGGCATTGACCGTTTTTGTCCCCATAAAGCAGTCCCAAAGGACGTCATCCTGCGGAACCGAGCCCAGGGAACCGCCCGGCCGAAGCAGGAGCGGAATGCTCCAACTGCCGGGCTGCCTTTTGTCCACCAGCTGATCCAGGACATCTCGTGTGTCCTGGATTTCCGGATTGTCCTGCAGCGGCGCGTCCTGATTGATCCCCGCGTAATCGGTGGCCAGAAGAGCAACCGCGCTGCCGTCCGTCGCCGGGAACGCCAATGTCCCGCTGGTCGTCTCCTTTACCGCAATAACTGTTTGCGCTCTCATTAAAGCTTCATTTGCCATCGTGATTCTCCTTTACTCGTTTACCCACGCCCACCAGGGCGCATTAACCGTATGCTGATACCAGGTTCCGGCATCATTCAAACCGTTCTCCGTGGTGTATGCAGAGCGGAACTTGACCCCGCTTATATCCTGCAAATGAAATAGCCCCTCGGCTGTTGCCGCCAGATTCGCCCCGGTGCGGCTGCCGATATTCGGTTTTGTAAAAATCTGAATCTTGACCACACCCTCACGAATCCCCACCCCCGAAGCGCCGACCTCCTGCGTATCCGTGTTGTCCGGCAGGTTCTGATATCGCGCCCATGAGCCATCAGGCGCCGTAAATGGAACGTTCGGCCATGCGATAGGCGTATCCGTCCAGTTCGTGTTAAAATAAACCTCTATGGCCTGTGCTATGGCTGCCGGGGTCATTCAATTGTCTCCATGTCGTCCAACTGATCGGACAGCAGCCGGCCAAAAGCATTCAAAGCGTTTGCAACCATACCGTTCGGGGCCTGATCGCTATGGCCGTCCTCAAGCGGCTCGATATATTCCAGGTTGTTTACGATCCACCACATATAAGATGCTGCATCGCCTGAATCTTGCGGCGGCGTTAAATCGTAATTGCCTTCTGGCGGTTCATAATCACTCGGCTGATCGCTGGTTAAAATCCAACCGGCAGCGGCCCTGCCTGTATCCCGGGGCGTGTCTTTCTTGATCTTCTCGGTGACATCGATCACGGTTTTGCGAACAACGGTATCGGCCTCATCCTCGAAGCGATCAACGGCCCGGTCCAACGCCCTCGCAAAGCCTTCAGCGCTGTCATATATACGGTCCATCGCCATGACTATGCCCTCAGCCTGAATACAATAGTTGCGCCCGCCGGATCGGGTTGAAACTCCTGGACCTGATACACCGTGCCGTCAATGGTCACGCGGTCAATGGTGTCCGGATCAAAATCCAAATCATCGGCCTGCGCCACAAAGCGGATATCGCCGGCCTGCGCTATACCGGCCTCAATTTCGCGAACGGTGTATTGTCTGCGGAAACCCTCGATCCCGGCGTAGTCCGTGGTTTCTTCCGCATTGGTGCCGGCTTCAGGGTCGTAGGTTGTGCCTGTGACTTCCGTAAAAGTGGCAGACACCTTGACATCGCCTGCGGCGGCGAATCCTGCGGCCACTCCGGCTTTTATGGTGGAGGTCAGGCCCATCTAACACCTCGCCAGCCGGGTCGCGCCGCCCTTGCGTGATCCAAGGTGCGACACGATCTTGAACACATGGGCCGGGATCTCTTTTGTCCGGTCGTACTTGTCAATTTCCAAGTCCACCGCACCGGCAACACCGATTGACTTAAAGCCAGCCGTGCCCGGCAGGGCCTGCGTGTCCTGGCTGATTAAGACGAGGGCAAGTTCGCATTGGGCGTCTTTGATTTTCTGAGGGATAGAATCATCGGCTATCGAATAAACCGACTCGGCAAGATGGATGTCATATGATGCGTAATATTGCCCGGATCCTGCATAAAAAATACCTGCCCTGGGCCAAGACATTGCCTGATCACTGTCTGACACCCAGCCAAGCCATAAAATATATTGATCCAGTATTCGGGCGGCCTGAACAAGCCCGGCTTTTTTGGTCGGGTCATCGGCCCCGGTCCAGGCAGTTGCATTTAATCGGCCCTCAAAATAGGTGTCAGCGTCATCAAGACTGATATAGGTGTTGCTATCAGTCTTGCTGCTGCCGTCCTCGACAACGAGGGTAAGCGCCATGGAACACCCCCTTTATTTCTTGGGCCCAGGTTTTTTCGCCCTGCTTGTTTTGGTGGGGGGTGGCGCCTCGTAACTCCACCCTCCACGCGAAACCCGCTCTTTTGCATCAATGGCGTGGCACAAAGAAGCTTCGCCAGTTGCCAAGTTATAAACCGTAACCTTGCCGTCCTGTAAGGCGGGTTTTTCAATGGGGGTGCCCTGTGCGGTGTAAATGGTTCCGGCCATGATGGTTTGTCCTTTGGCGGCGGCCGGGGCGAAAAGCGGATCGCCCCTTTCCGCCGCTTAAACATTAAAAGTCGGCCAAATACGCCCACTTGAGAACGAGCTTTCCGGCAATGTCGGCCGAGCCGTCCCCTGTGGTAACATCGCCATTATCGAAGACAATGTTCAGGTTGATTG